CGATCTTTTCATCCGCTTGTTGGATGAGAATCTCAAATGCGTTCATTTATTCTCCTTTAGGTTGTCTTTGTCTCATCTGGATGCGCTCCTGCATTGCCCGCAGTTGCTCTTCATGACTCTTGTTAGAGAGTTGCTTGAGGACATCTACACCTTTGTCCATCATGTGGCGCTGCTTATCGCTCTCCATTTGAACAGCAGTTTTCATCGCGTCCATCTTGATACGTTTGTCATCAGTGGCTTGCTGTGTCTGGATGCGATCACGCTCAACCTGCAACTGCGCCGCTTTGATAGCGTTGTCGGCTTGGTCTTTAGCAGCTTTACGCTGGTTCTCTTGCGCCTTGAGTTGAAGTTCTTGCATCTGCATTTGCACGATGGGGTCTTGCGCTTGTTGTTGCGCTTGAGCCTGCTGTGCTTCCTGCTGATTCTTCTGGAGCAACTGCTGCGCGGCTTGCGCCAACATCGGAGACAGACGTGCTTCGACTTCTGGAGACATCTGAACTTCTTCACCAGACTCATCTGTTTGAGGTGGCAACTGCATACCCAGTGTCTCTTCAATCTGCTTGCGGTACTCAAAGCCCAAGTGCTCGTTGATGTGAGACATCATGGCTGACTGCATGGCTTGCGCCATCGGGTTCTGCTGCAAGAGTGCCTGAATCTTGGGGTCTTGCATCGCGGCCATGTGCACAACAATGTGAGCCTTATGATCTTGAGACAGGAACGCTTTGACCGGCTTGCCTTTGAGCACATTCTGATTCTCTGACACGGGGTCAGTGGGTCTCTGGTCGTCGTCCATCGGCACAAGTTTTTGTGCGTCTTTGATACCCAACACATCGAGCATCTGACGATGCAAGAGTGGCAAGTTATACAACTGCGGTGCACCCTGTGCAAGCTGTAACACAGCCTGATACTGCACAATCTTCTGCGCCATTGTTGACGCATTTGGGTCTGACACGGGGATCACGTCCACGTCATCATAGTCAGACTTCTTCGCCTTGCGACTACCTTCAGTAGGCTGGTAGTCGTAGTCGTCTGGTGTGTACTCAGCAATGATGTGCTTCAAGAGTCCCAACTCTTGCTTCATCGAGTAGTGAACACGTGCCTGAATGGCAGACATGTTCTTCAACGTTCTTTCCAAAATCGCTAAGGTAGTACCTACAGGCGCTTGCGCACTCATGTCACTCAAGGTCAAGTCCGCTGTGTTGGCGAAGCGTCTGCCTTCTTCAACGATCTGACCAAGCAAGGCCATCAATGTCTGGCTAGGCTCTTTGTACGGCAGGGGCAGTAAGTTGTCTTTCAGTGTGCCGCTTGCCACATCTGCATCACGCCATTCACCCGGAGCAATCGGTGTGTCGTCTCCCTTGACCCGCATGCCGCGAGTCTTGAAGCCGCCGGGCAGGTTACTTAAAGTACCAGCATCGACAAGCTGACGAATAAGAGAAGTGCCTGACTTAGCAAAAGCCCCAATGAGGTGGATAAGGCCAAAGCAATAGAAGCCAAAGCCGGGAACGTATCCATAATGGACAAAGTGCTGTCGTTTTGTGTAGGTCTCATCATCAGGCTCCCAGTTACGACGAATGGCCAGCACGTTGCTGGTTCCCTTTTCAATAGTGACAACGTATGGCAGTGCGATGCCAGTTTTGTTACCCTTCTTGTCTTTGTGCTCATAGCCTTCTAAGTCGAGGTCTACGTTCATCTCCAAGAGTTTGAAGCGATCATCAGCAGTGGCTCTAAAGCCCATCTTCTCTGCGATCTTCTTCTCAACTTCATCCAGCACGTTGTCAGGTGTGCCCAAGTCAACATCACAGTAGAACCCAGCCACTTGAAGTTTACGCAACTCATTCTCAGTCTTACGCATCACATGAGTGATACGTGGAGAAGACTCTAAGTTACTCGCGCCGTAAGGCACAACGATGTCTTCAGCAGGAACGAAGAAAGACACTTGGCGATCAAGTGAGGGATCAAAGTACACCTTCTTGAACGCATTGCCAGACAGACCCAAGCCCCACAACATGCGCTCATGCTCTGGCCTGTATTCTTTCATCACATCTGTTAACTGATAGTTCATGTCGTCTGCCACACGCTGTGCAGACTCTTTCTTAGCAGGTGTCTCTTTGCCAATGATCTGGGTCTTAACTGGCCCAGCGGCAGGAAACGTTGCCATCATTGTTTCTGACTGGAACTTCACCAGAGCTTCAGACAACATGGGGTGGAACACACCACACGCACCTTCCCAAGGTTCTGTGCGTTCTTCAATCTTCATGCCTAGAAGTTCTAGGCCATCAACGTAAGTCTGCATCCAGTCTTTGCGACTGGCCACATCTTCGTCATAGTCACTGATCAACTCTTCAGCAAGACTTTGCAAGACATCTTCACCGATGAACTCAGCCAAGTTAGCGTTGAAATCATCTTCTGAATCTTTGTCAGGCTCGATCTCAATCTCCATATCGCCTATGCCAATCCGCACGGCTTCGGGGTCTTCAATCTCAATCTCAATTTGAGGAGATGCTTGATCCATCGCGGCCAGTTCTTCCAAGCCTTGTGGCGCTGCGTAAAGTGATTTTTCAATAGCCATAGTTATTCCTTAAATGTCTTTATTGCCGCCCTTGATGGGCTTATCGATGAAGCCACCCTTGGCTTTGTTAATGTCTTTTTTCTTGGGATTGTATGTTCCCTTGTTTCCAATAGCAGATTTCAACTGTGTTGGTTCAAATGCTACCCAAGCCATCCCGGATTCAGTTGCAGTTGGCTGACTGTGCGGGTACTTTATACCGTCATAGCCTTGACTCTTTACCCATGCTGTTTTTTGTGCATCCGTTTTTCCGGGTATTTTTTCAAACCATTCACCAAGCGATTTAAGCTCTAACGGATTTTTAATTGCCGCATGTACGGGCATGACATTAGAACCCGGAAGTCTGCCTGCATACATACTTGCTAGAGAAGTGTCTTCTGCCAAATGAAACCCCTCACCCCATCCGGTTCTAGCTACTTTACTTTTGTCAAAGAACGGAACGTCGTCAAGTGTGCCGTGGTACAGGGTTGGTGGTGCTTTGCTTTCGGCAAGAAAACCAGCAAGATTAGCTTCTCTCTGCGCTTGAGATAGTGGGGCGCTGGGTTGCATCAGCCCTTTAACAAAATTTCCGCCTTTTTGTAATAACGATTTAATGCCAAGTCCTGCCAACTCCATCTCGGGGTAAGACCCCCCTAACGCTTGAGTGCGTTCAAGATATGCACGATATTCCGGCGAGGCCATATTACCCCGATCTAGGACACTAACGTATTCGTCTTTATTTGCCATACCTGCCCCTTAGTAGTACGGTTCTTTCCTGCGGAAAGACTTTGGTTCATCTTCCTCATCAGACGCCAATTGAATAAAGCCACCGCGCCTGTAGCGCAGTAATGCCTGAGTCATTGAGTCCACCAAGTCATCATGTTCCCCGGATGGGAACGATGCGACCTCTTCAATCAATTCTTCTGCCCAGTGTGTATTAGGCACCCAAACGTGTCCGGATGCAAACATATCAGCCACTGCATTCAGACGCGCTATTTTGTCATTACCTTTGCTTGGTGTGAACTCCTGCACCGGAATTCCCATCGACCTGAGTTCAAATATCAGGGGTGAACCTGCCGCTTTGGCTTCCACGATCAGGCTATCAACTTCCCATTCCTTAAATTCCTCAAACGCCCGCTGTTTTAACTCGGGGAACTCCATGCGCTTCTTGAACGCATTCAAAAGAATAATGTTTGCCCGGTTTACGCCCAGATCGTCGTCTTTATAGAACACACCCCATGTCGTGCATGCACTGTAGTCAGCCCGTTCTGTCTTTAAGAACGCCGTATCCCAAGACTGAATGATGAATTCGCACGAAGGTGGGCTGTCATGCTCCCAAATCTTCCACCATTCCCGCTTCACGATGGCAGAAACGTCCGAAGTGGGCGACTGCATGTACTGCGCTTGCCATTTGGCGTTGGGAAGTTCTTCTTTTAACGCAGAAAGCTCCTTCAATGACCAAAACTCAGGCCATAAGGGTTTACCCGAGGGCAAAATGGCAGGAAACTCAATCACTTCCCACTCTTCGCCCGACCTTTGGGCCGCTGCCTTGATCACTTGACCCGTTAAGTCCCGTTTAGACCACCGAGTCATCACCATCACGATAGAGCCACCCGGCTGGAGACGCTGACGAGGGCCAGATGTGTACCACTCGTACGTTTTATCGTAGATTTCTGGGTTTGACTGGGCCATTGCGGCCTCTTGCTCCGAGTGCGGGTCGTCTATTATTAGTATGTCAGCGCCTTTACCAGTTACAGCACCACCAATACCAATCGCAAAGTACTCACCACCGAAGTTTGTCGCCCAGCGACCCGCCGCTTTGGAGTCAGACTGCAAATCTAGGGCCGGAAAGATGCGCTTATAGTTAGCAGAGTCCACCAAGTTACGTACTTTTCGGCCAAAACCCACCGCCAACTCGGCAGTGTGCGACGTTTGAATGATCTTTTTGCCCGGAAACTTGCCAAAAAACCACGCTGGCAGCAGGTAACTGGCAAATTCTGACTTGGTATGCCGTGGCGGCATGTTGATGATGAGCCTTTTACACTCACCCCGGGCCACCCGCTCAAACGCCCGGGCCATTTTCTCGTGATGCCGACCGTGAATGAAGTTAGGCCACATCTCCCTGATGAACACCATGAAGTCATCAGACGCTAGGGTACGCAACTTGCGGGTATTTAGCTCATCCAGAATTTCTGCAATGGCTTCTTGCTCATCTTTGGGGAACTTTTTAAGTAAAAGTTGTTGTTGGTGATAGGGGAGAGTTTGTAGCTTCTCCAGCACCAATTCAAGTTTCGTCTTTTCGACAACTTCAGTCATCGGTCTCGTCCAACTCTTTGCCGGTCATGCCTAATTCTTCATCCAGATCAATCACTTGTACCGCAGGTGCGCCGTTCAAGTACTTCTCTTCTGTGGGTTGCAGTTGCTTGGCTTCCACATCAATGATGCCATCCATATAAGAAGACAGCTTGGTAGCCAGTTCAGCTTGCAACTCTTCGGTTGTTCTGTGCGTCACGTTGATCTCCATGCGTTCCACGAACGCACCTACATCACTCATCTTACCTAGTAGTTCTAACGCCTTTAACTGGGTGGACTCTTTGTCAGAACCTGTCAGCATGAGAAGCCGCATCTTCACGTAGTTTCTAACCTGTG